CAAACCAAAGACGCCGACCAAGCCAGGCAGCCCAGACCGGCGCAAGGTCGCCGACCTGGTGCTTGCTGGGATGCGCGGTGGTTTGAGTGCGCTCAAGTCCTGCGAAGCTGCTGGCGTGCATCAAAGCACGTTTAACACGTGGCTGAATGATGACGCCGACTTAGCCGTAGACTATGCGCGCGCGAGGGAATACCTGATCGAACGCATGGCGCAAGAAGTGTTGGACTTAAGTGATTCGGACGTTGGATTGCAGCCGGACGGCAAGAAAGACTGGGCGGCTGTGCAGAAGCACAAGCTGCAGGTCGACACTCGCAAGTGGCTACTGTCCAAGTTGGCCCCGAAGAAGTACGGCGAAAAGCTGGAGCTGACTGGTGATCCAGATCGGCCACTGGCGATCCAGAAGATTGAGCGCGTGGTGGTGAAGTGACGACCCTGCGCATCGAGACCCCAGAGTGGGCGCTGCCCATGCTGGAGCCTGCGCGCTATAAAGGCGCCCATGGTGGTCGCGGCTCGGGCAAGTCGCACACATTTGCCGAGATGATGATCGAGGCCCATATCCTCGACCAGACCAGCCGCAGCGTCTGCGTGCGCGAGGTCCAGAAATCACTGGCTCAGTCGGTCAAGCGCCTGTTGGAGCTGAAGATCGAGCAGATGAATGCCGGTGCTTACTTCGAGGTGCAGGAGGCCGTCATCAAGTCCAAGAAGGGCGACGGCCTGATCATCTTCCAGGGCATGCAGAACCACACAGCCGATTCGATAAAGTCGCTGGAGGGATACGACCGTGCCTGGTGCGAGGAGTCACAGAGCCTGTCGCAGCGCAGCCTGGACCTGCTGCGGCCAACCATCCGCAAGCCAGGCTCCGAGCTGTGGTTCACGTGGAACCCAAGCCAGGCCAGCGACCCGGTCGACTTCCTGCTGCGCGGTGACCAGCCGCCACCCGACGCTGTGGTGGTCGAGGTGAACTACAGCAACAACCCCTGGTTTCCCGACGTGCTGCGCTTCGAGATGGAGTACGACCTGTCCCGAGACCCGGACAAGTACGCTCACGTCTGGCGCGGCGCCTACTTGCAAAACAGCAGCGCGCGCGTCTTCCGCAACTGGCGCGTCGAGGAGTTCGAGACGCCACGTGACGCCATCCACCGGCTGGGCGCTGACTGGGGCTTCGCGTCCGACCCGACCGTACTGGTGCGCTGCCACATCATTGGCCGCACGCTTTACATCGACGAAGAGGCCTACATGGTCGGCTGCGAGATTATCAACACGCCTGACCTTTTCATGACCGTGCCCGAGGCCGAGAAGTGGCCGATCGTGGCCGACAGCTCCCGGCCCGAGACGATTAGCCACATGCGCAAGCACGGTTTCCCTAAGATCATGGGCGCGGTCAAAGGCGCCAAGTCGGTCGAGGAGGGCGTCGAGTGGCTCAAGTCCTACGACATCGTGGTGCACCCACGCTGCACGCACACTGTCGACGAGCTGATGTTCTACAGTTACAAGACCGACCCGCTGACCGGCAAGGTGCTGCCAGTGCTCCAGGACAAGAAGAATCACGTCATCGATGCGCTGAGATATGCTTGCGAGGGCGTGCGCAGGGCTGTACCCGTTGCCCGGTCCATAAACTTCACGCCATTGCCAGTAAACAGCAAATGGTGAGAAAATACTTGTAACGAGGGCGAAAATATGGCACGCATTTCCAAAGAGCAATTCCTGAGCACCCTGCACGATGATGCGCTAAAGCAATTTAACGACATCCAGACTGCCCTGCGCGACGAGCGCTTGCAGTGCCTGCAGGACCGGCGCTTCTACAGCCTTTGCGGTGCTCAATGGGAAGGGCCACTCTGGGATCAATACGAAAACAAGCCCAAATTCGAGGTCAACAAGATCATGCTGTCCGTGATCCGGATTGTTAACGAATACCGCAACAACCGCATCACCGTGGACTACGTCAGCAAGGACGGCGAGAACGACAAGCTGGCCGAGACCTGCGACGGCCTGTACCGTGCCGACGAGCAGGACAGCGTGGCCGACGAGGCTTACGACAATGCCTTCGAGGAGGCAGTGGGCGGCGGCTTTGGCGCCTGGCGCCTGCGCACCGTCTACGAGGATGAAGAGGACGAGGAAAACGAATATCAGCGCATCCGCATGGAGCCGATCTTCGACGCCGACAGCTCGGTGTTCTTCGATCTCAACAGCAAGCGCCAGGACAAGTCGGACGCCAAGTCCTGCTTTGTGGTCACCTCTATGACCAGGGCCAGTTATAAAGAGGAATGGGGCGACGACCCGACCGACTGGCCGAAGATCATCCACCAGTACGAGTTTGACTGGGCCACGCCTGACGTGGTGTTCATCGCTGAGTACTACAAGGTCGAGGAGGTCAACGAGACCATCCGCATCTTCCGAGCCATCGACGGCACCGAGGAGCGATACCGCAAGATCGACTTCGACAAGGACGAGAACCTCGAAGAAACCCTGAACGCCATCGGTAGCCGCGAGGTCCGGCAGCGAAAAATCAAGCGCAAGCGCGTGCACAAGTACATCATGTCCGGTGGCAAGGTGCTCGAAGATGCAGGCTACATTGCAGGCAACTGCATCCCCATCGTGCCGGTCTACGGCAAGCGCTGGTTCGTTGACAACATCGAGCGCTGCATGGGCCACGTGCGCCTGGCCAAGGATGCGCAGCGCCTGAAGAACATGCAGCTCAGCAAGCTGGGTGAGATCAGCGCGCTATCCAGCGTCGAGAAACCCATCCTCACGCCTGAGCAGGTCTCCGGCCACCAGCTCATGTGGGCAGACGACAATCTGCGCAACTATCCCTACCTGCTGGTGAACCCGATCACGGCGCCCGACGGCAGCCAGACTGTCAGCGGCCCGGTGGCCTACACCCGCAGCGCACAGATACCGCCAGCGATGGCAGCCCTTCTGCAGATCACCGAGCAGGACATGCAGGACATCCTGGGAAGCTCGCAGCAGGCCGACAAGATGGTGAGCAACATCTCCGGCAAGGCCGTCGAGATGATCCAGACCCGCATCGACATGCAGACCTACATCTACATGAGCAACTTTGCGAAGGGCATGAAGCGCTGCGGCGAAATCTGGCTCAGCATGGCCAAGGACATCTACGTTGAAGAGGGCAGGCGCATGAAGGTGATCGGCAGGACCGAGGACGTGGACACGGTCGAGCTGATGCAGCCAATGGTCAGCGACACCGGCGAGGTAGTCATGCAGAACGACTTGAGTGGCGCCAAGTTCGACGTGGTCGTCGATGTCGGCCCATCCAGCTCTAGTAAGCGTGCGGCCACCGTTCGGGCACTGACCGGCATGATGGCCATCACCGACGATGCGCAGACCAAGCAGGTGCTCCAGGCAATGGCTATGATGAACATGGAGGGCGAGGGCATTGGCGACGTGCGAGACTTCTTTCGCAAACAGCTCCTGCGCATGGGCGTGGTCAAGCCGACCGAGCAAGAGGCCGAAGAACTCATGGCCGAGCAGCAGGCACAAGGCCAGCAGCAAGACCCGAACGCCATCTTCTTGCAGGCCGCAGCCGAGGAGGCCGTGGCCAAGGCTGCCCAGGCACGAGCCAGCACGATCAAGACCGTGGCCGACGCTAGTCTGGCCAATGCCAAGACAGCCGAGACCCTGGCCAACATCGAAAACGAGGATCAGCGCCTAGCTGTCGAGTCGGCAAGGATAATCTCCAATATGGTGAATGGACGTGGCTGATCCATCAATTAAAGACCTAGCCTATCGGGCATTAGCAGCCACTGTAGGTGCGCCAGTTGACCTGGCCACAATGGCCATGCGGCCATTCGGCTACCGCACGCCTGACGAGCAAGTAATGGGCAGCAGCGAGTACATCGGACGCCAAATGGAGCGCGCAGGCCTAGTTACTTCGGCCAGGTCACCGATCCAAGAATTCTTGGCATCAATGGCCGTGCCGTCACCGACTGGCATGGCCAAGGGCAGTATGGCATTGGCTGGCATGGCTGCAATGCCGCGCGCCAGCAAGGCTGAGAACATCGCGCGCGGCTTGTATCACCCCATCGGCGAGGGCAAAAAGCTCGAAAAGCCGATCAGCGAGATGCAATTTACGCAAGAGGTGATCAGAGACTTGCCGCAGCGCCAGATCATCAGCCCTGAACGGCTGCAGGGAGCGACCATCATCCCGGCCACTGGCGACCGCACTGCGGCTGGCCGCATCCTGACCGATATTGAGGGTGTGCGACTGCCGACCCCGGTGGCGCTGGAAGGTGGCCCAGACTTCATGCGCACGCACCTGCCATATGGCGCTGCCTGGGCATCTGACAAAGGACCGATCACAGGCCTGTCCAGGCGAGTCCAAGAGGCTGCAGGCAAGGGCAGCGGCGACGTGTTCATGGTCTACACCCCGATGAGCCACGTCGGCGGCGACTTCTCAACCATGATGTCGGACGCACTGCTGGAGCAGATCAAAGGCGGCAAGATCACCAAGAAGGCAAAGAAGGAGTTTGATCAGGAGGTGCGGCGCTTCCGACCTGAGTGGAAGGGTGTGGATAGCTCAGAGGCGCGAGACCAGCTCAACGCCAACGGCGCGCTGCGGCATGCCTTCATAGACCGCATGACGCTAGACCAGTTCAAGACGGCTGGATTCCCGGACCTTCCGATCACGCGCGCGGCCATCACTGAGCAGTCGTTAATGGATGTGCC